AATTGATGAAGATTCCAGGGTTGATGATAGCCGTGGTGGCGGTATCCGTTGGTATAACGATAAGGAATTGACAGAAATCGAAAGCACAAAAACCGTCTTGAAGAAAACCAGATGGGAGCCAAACCGTTTGACCGGGCTTTATTTTATGTCAAACGAAATTCAGCAAGACGTGCCTGCCCTGCAATCTGAAATGAATAATCTCTTTGGTGAAGAACTTGCATTCAGAAAACAGGAAATGGTCTTTCGTGGATCTGGATCTGGTGAAGCCCTTGGTTTGATCAATGCACCGAATAAGGTTTCCCAGGCAAAACAATCCGGGCAGGATGCTGATACCATTACCCACAGAAATATAACCATGATGCTGACCAGAATACATTTGAAAAATCTCAATTCTGTTGTCTGGATTATAAACCAAAACACTCTTGACCAGCTTTTGAACCTTACTGTATCCGTTGGTACTGGTGGTGCAATTTCAAACGCTTTTATGCCAAACTTTGCGGGCGCTCCTGGTGTTATCGGTACATTATGGGGTTATCCTGTAATTCCAATTGAACAGGCTTCTACGCTGGGTGATCTTGGCGATATCATGCTGACTGATTTGAGCCAGTATAAAACGGTTGATCGCGGTGGTGTTGAAACTGCAATTTCCGGTCATATTAAATTTCTGAATAATCAGACAGCAGTTCGATTTGTCACTCATTTTGATGGCCAGCCAAAACAAAAAGCGCCATTAACGCCGAATAAAGGGACTTCCACAAGCTCAACTGTCCTTTTAGCAGCAAGATAATTTTTAAATAAAAAAGGAGGTCCATAATGGGTCTTTATCCAAGAATTCCAGAAGATGCGGTGCCTGTTGTTTTAACTGCACCTGTTACCACTAATGGCGGCGTGACGACCGACTATATCAGCCTCAAGCTGGCCCACATGGTTTACCTTGAGCTTATTTTTACGCAGGCTCAAGCAGATGCAACCGGGATCGATCCTGTTCAGTGTACGGCGGTTGATGGATCTGATTCAAAGGCAATCACAAACACGCTGCCAATTTTTTCAAACACCGATATCAGCCTTACAAGTGTATTGACCAGGAGAACCGATGCCATCACTTACGATTTGCCCGCAACCGCAAAAAATATGATTGTCGTAATGCAGATTGATCCTGCCGGTTTTGATATTGAAAATGGGTTTGACGTCCTTGGTGTTACGATTGACAATTCAGGCCAGGCCACGGATTTTGTGAGCGTTGTTGCTCATGTTGTGCCAAGATACAAGGATTCCAATTATATTGTTGATTAATTTCAGCCTAACAGTCACGGGGGAAACTCCGTGGCAATAGGAGTAAACCATGGATCAAGCAGGTATCAAAGAGGTTTGTGACGCAATAATTACCAGGCCCGGATTTAAACAATTTATGTCTGGTGAAATTGCCAGGCAGTTGAAAGAGGCCAACAAACCCAAAAAAGAAACGGCCATATCAAAATCGGCTGGTAAAAGAGAAACAGCAGTAAAAAAATAACCCATAAAAATAGGATGGTGACAAATGCCAAACTACGCGTCAAGTACACGGGCAAGAATCGCAGATCTCATCACAGGGATGCATGTCAAAACAACCGACGCCGTTTTAGTCGCGGCAAATTTCACAATTGCAGCACAAACCGAACTTTTCACAATCGTAGGCAGGATTGCAGTAGTTCAGCTTTTCGTTGAATTAACATCCGCTGCCAGCGCACATGCTACCCAAGTATTGTTCAATACCACTTTTACAACTCCCACTATCGCAGTTAATGCCATGTGTGGAAAGTGTGCTACCATTGCCAGTTTAGGCGCTCATCAGCGCATTGTGTGGGTTGGTGGGGTCGTTGCTACAGCAGCCGTTTTAACCGATGGACCCGGACTATCCGATCTTGAATCAGCCGGAAAATTGCATATACTTGGTGGCGAAACCGCAGCCGGTGCAAATACTGCCGGAACCATTGGGATGTTAGCGTCTGATGTTACTCAAACCGCCACCATTTCAGCCACAGCGCATCTTTTTTACTATCCCATGTCAAAGGGTGCTTATGCTGAGTCGCTGTTATAAGGGGGCGCTATGACCATCAAACTTGAAACCAATATCCAAAGATTCAACGGGGTGTCATCCGATGCCAAACCGACTGCCCCGCCCGAAGGCTCAACCTTCCATGTCATTGACACCGGGGAAAAGTATATTTTCCATGACGGCACATGGGAAGACGACTTGAGCCTGATTTATGCATTTAACGCAATTTAAAATATGAGGTGATTTATGTACGGACAAGATAAAGATGGAGTGGGTAGACCACCCCTAATCGACAGTGACAGAAGATTGGTAAGCGCCGCTGGCAAATATGATACAGCAGTTTTAGCCGGAAGGGTTTTTTCAGTAGCTAATCAGGCGGCAGTAGCCGTAACGGCAGCCCTTGCAACTACTTGGACAGGGTTGGGGCTTGCAAATCCAGCAGGATCAGGTAAAAATATTATCATCCGTGAATTTGGATGGGCCACAGATGTTGTGAACCCGGCAGAGGGTGCGGTTGGCCTTATGACCACCACAAGTTCCGGCATGGCTGATAATTTAACAGCCAGAAGTGCTTTTTTCGGAACTGGTACTTCAATAGCCTATTGCGATGATGGTGCAACCATTGCCACCCCTGTTTTAGAAAGGGTTTGTGGATCAACAATGGAAGGTGCAATATCAGTACAGGTTCAAACCGGGCCGGTCATTATTCCAATTGATGGCAGCATTATCCTTGCCCCTGGCAGATCCGTTTTAACCTATCATTCAATCGGTGGTACGGCTTCCTTGATTTTCCATTTTGTATGGGAAGAAGTTTCAGTATAAACCATGGGCCGGTCTGTATGACGGCCTTTTTAAAGGTGAGCCATGATATTTGATTCTAAAATAACTCCAAGATTTTTTAAAGCCATATTTGGGCGTACCGGAATTGTTGATATTGATTTTTTTTGGTATGAACAAGAGGATTTAGGAGTATAAAATGATAATAGAACAAGTCACACTCCCAGCTCAATACCCGGTGTCACTCGCAGAAGGTAAAAAGCAATGTGAGATTGATGACGATGACACAGTACATGATACATATGTCAAGAGCCTGATCATGGCCGCAACCGGACGGGCGGAACAGTATTTGCATAGGCGTCTGGTTACCCAAACATGGAAGTATTATATGGACGGTTGGCCTTATGGGTCATCTATCAGGCTTCCTTTCGGGCGCCTTCAATCCGTGACAAGTATAAAATATAAAGATTCTGATGGCGATGAATCGACCTTTAGCGCTGATGATTACATTGTTGATACCAACAGCGAACCAGGCTTGATCGAGCTTGGATATGAGGAATCATGGCCCACAGTCACCCTTTATCCTTCAAATCCTATTAAAATTGAGTTTGTTTGCGGTTATTATATCGGATCCACATGGGTCAAGGAAACAGCATATGCCGAAAATTCCCTTGTTCTGCCAGTAACGGAAAATGGATTGGTATACAAATGCACAGCGGCCTTGACATCCAGCGCCACGGCTCCCACATGGCCCTTGACAATTGCCGGGACTGTAGCAGATGGAACAGGAGCCACAGAGGGGGTATGGACTTGTGTTGGTCTTGCAGTACCAGAAGCAATAAGACATGGTATAAAACTCACCATATCTGATTTATTTGAAAATCGGGAGACAGAAGTTTATATTCCAAATCATTTTACGTTGAAGACTTGGGAGGCTTTACTTTTCCCATACAAATTATTTGGGGGGATCGTTGAAAATGGATAAAATAGTTGATCATGCTGCTGTACCATCTGGAGTTTTTGGGCTTGTTGTTGGATTCCTTCACGATTGTGGAAATGAGATTTTGATACTATTTTCTATATTGTTGATTTTGTGTCAATTGGTTAGGATGATTTATAAATTTTTGCGGTGGGCAAGGAGATGAGAGCAGGGGCGCTCAGACATAGGGTTGATATCCAGGAGCAAACCGAAACCAGTGATGGTATGGGAGGCTTTACGCTTTCGTGGTCAACCGTTTCCGGCATGGGGAGTGTGCCTGCTGCAATAATGCCACTTTCATCAAGAGAGCAGCTAAATGCAATGAAGCTTGAGGCTAATATTTCAGGAAAAGTACGTCTTAGATATCGTTCTGGAGTAAGCGCAAAAAATAGAATGATTTTTAAAACAAGGATTTTACAGATTAAGGGGTCACCTATTAATTATGACGAAAGAAATAAAACCTTAGATTTTTTAGTTCAGGAGGATATCTGATGACCTTTAAAATGGAATGGTACGGCGATCAGGTCTTGAACGCCTCTAAAATTGCCCTTGATACTGCATCTAAAAAGGTTGCTGAAATGGTAATGGAAGATGCAAAAAAGATATTGAAACAAAAAGCCAAAAAGACAACTGCTGACGGGCTTTTGAGTCAATTTAATGTCCAAAAAAGTAAATATAAAGATGGTGGATATGTTGTATATTGCCAGGGTCCGCAAAATTGGCATCCAAAATATCACGCTTCATTTTTTGAACTCGGTACGCCAAAAACAGGAGTTCACCCGTACGGAAATAAAAATATACCAGCTGTTAAATTGCCAGCTCACCCATTTATGAGGCCGGCAGCAAAAAAGAACACAAAAAAGGCGACAAAAGTATATCAAGATAGCTTAGATAAATATTTAAAGGCCGGGTAAAATGAAAGCATTATTCCAAGCCATATATAACCATTTTTCAGCCACAACCGGAAGCGGTTTTTATAATGACATATCAGGACGGATGTATCCAAACTTTGCCGGGCAGGGCGCAACTTTTCCATATTGTGTTTATTTTTCCGTAGCTGATGACAATGACCTTGATTTTTCAGATGAGCAAGAAGATTTTTTATTGCAGTTTAATATTTTCAGTCAAAACAATTCAGGCCTGGAAGCTGGCAACTTGCTTGAAAGTCTCAAAACCATGTTCGATAATTGCAGCTTGACGGTGACTGGATGGAGGCACTTACAATTTCAGAGAGGCAACACATACCCTAATGGTGATTATGAGCAGAGTCCACCAATACAGGGGTATAGTGTTGAATATAACGTCTTACTTGAAAAGGCTCGGAGCTAATGATAACCCTGAAAAATAAATATAAAGGCCAAATATTAAATATTGTCGGCAAGGGACCATCTTTGAGATATTTAAAACAGGATCCTTTTGTCTTTGGGCCCATAATAACAATAAATCACGCCATAATGGCAGTCGAGCCTTTTAATTTTGATGACGTATATTCAATGCAGAAAGATGGAGGGAACCGGCGTATTTCTTTGAGCCAGCAGGATTTAAACCCGAGTTGTGAGCATTCGGGTGATTGTGGCGATACTTGCGGTGGCATGACAAGGCCAAAAAAAGCAACACTCCTTGTTCATAGACACGAATCTTTATTTTGTTTTCCAGATTATAAACCAAGATTCATTTTTGATTGGGATATTTTAGGTTTGCCGGGGAACGAAAACTCAATGATTTTTGCAATTCAAATCGGTAAATTATTCGGGTGTACTGGATTTAGGTTTATTTCGTTTGACATGCACACTCATGGAGACAACAGGAGCTATATTCCAGGATCATCAGACGAGATGGAACCCAATGGATACGAGTCACAAGTACCAAAAATAGCACAATATATAAACGGGTTTGATTCAACCTGGATCACGCCCAAAAAGGAGCAGTAAAATGGAGCTAATTTCAATAATTATCCCGGTTATTAGGGAGGAAAGTGCAAAGCGGTGTATTGAAGCTATCAAAAAAAATGCTGGCATACCATCTGATGAATACGAGATCATAGCTAAAACAGATGTCAGTGGTATAGGTTGTCCCGAAATGGTAAAGGTTCTTACAAAAATAGCAAATTATGATCTGGTCATGTTTCTTGGAGATGATACAATCCCGGAAAAAGATTTCTTAAAACATGCCTTGGATGCCATGGAAAGCCTGCCTGACGGATGGGGCGTGGTCGGATTGAACACCCTTGATATCAGGATCGAAACCGGGAACCCACTTGCACATTGGATGGCTCATAAAAAAATGCTTGAACATATTCCAGGAGGTGATTTTTTTTCAACAGAGTATCATCATTGTTGGTGTGACAATGAATTGAAAGATATCGCAGACGAACAGGCCCGGTGGGTGTGGGCCAAAAAATCAAAAATAACTCATATGCACCCGGTCAATAAACTTGCAGAAAATGACGATGGGTATAAAAAGGCTTACGGTGATGGCCATGATACGAATGATTTTAAAATATACTGCCGGCGCAAACGGGCCAGGATGAAAAAAAGGTATGGCATTAAGCTGGCAATATCTGTACCACTCACCGATGAAATGGTCTACAGGCAATTCTTTTTTTCTTTTGTAAAAGTTATAACTGAATACATGAGCAGCCTTGTGAAACATGGAAAGGCGATTTCTTTTGATGTCTTGATGCCAGATTTCCCATGCCAGATCGATGCTGCTAGGAATAATCTTGTTCAGCAGGCCCTACTTCTGGGATGCACCCATATCTTAATGATGGATACAGACCAGATTTATCAGACAACCGGAATGATCGAAAAAATGCTTGATCATGACAAGCCTGTTGTCGGGGCTCGGGTCCATAGGCGTTATCCTCCTTTTGATCCGTTATTGCTTCGTGGTGAGCCTGGGAAATTATATCAGGTGCCGGATGATGAAATAAAAAACGAAGATGAAAGCTTTAAAGAAGAACTTTCAGTTGACTACACCGGGGCCGGCTGCATTTTATATGACATGAAGATTTTCAATGATATGATACCCGCAAAGTGGTTTAGATTTTCCGTGGGTGATCATGGTCAGCCAATTGGGGAAGATATCAATTTTTGCGATGAATTGAAAAAAAGAGAAATACCCATTATCGTTGACTGCACAATTGATATAAAACATCTTTCAACCATGGCAATAGATTGGGGAACGTACAAATTGTTCCAGAAAATAATGAAATAAATAAACAAAATTTATAAACTTGTTAAACAGGACTGGAGCCCCTGATGACAAAAATATAGGAGGACAGATATCATGGCACTCGAAAGTAAAATAGGCATAGATTGTAAGGTCACTCTTGGCGCAAATACCATTCTTGGACTTGGAACATGGGGAATTTCAGGTGGATCATACGCCGAGCTTGATGATACGGATTTTGGCGATGATGATATGATAACACTGAGGGGTCTTAGAACAGGCGGGACAGTTACCTTTGCCGGGAATTACAAAAAAGATGATACAACCGGACAGGATGCAGTCAGGGACGCATACTGGTTGAAAGCAGACCTTACGGATCTGAGGTTTTATGTCGATGATACCAGCTATTACACGCCAAATAGTACCACTGCTGCTGGCGGTGGATTACCTGCTGAAACAATGGTAAGTCATATTAAGATTTTGACAGAGCCCATGCCTTCAACAGACAAAAATGGTCTTGCATCAATCAGCTTTAACGGGAAAATTGAAGGCGCAATGAGATTAATTTAACTTTTCCCATGGGCGGGCCGGGTTGTCCGGCGGGAGGTTGCTCCACCTCCAACCGCCCTTAACTTTTAACGGAGCAAATAAAGGAGCATGTAATATGAGAATTTCAAAAATCGATGAACGCAAGTTTTTTGCTGAAAATGACCCTGACGAATCCTGGGTAAAAATAAAACATCTATTGCCCGGTGAAACATCAGATATTTTTGATCAAGTTTTCACCCAGGAAATTGATTATCAGAAAGGTAAAAAAGGGAAAATGGAACCAAAATTTTCTCAGAAGACCGACAAAAAGCTTGACCGGGAATTGACATTGCAATCTGTCATTACTGGGTGGGGCAATATGTTTGATCGGGATGACCAGAAAATGAAATGTACTCCTGAAAATATTGTCAGGGCTTCACGGGAAATTGATGGGTTTAATGAATTTATCAACGAATGCCGGGAAACGCTCGCAAAAGACATCAAAGAGGAGCAGGCAGACCAGAAAAAAAACTTAACAAGTTCTGTGTCAGGGCCGGAGAAGTAGACTGCCATGCATGCAGAACAACGTATAAAAAGCTTTACAATGAAACTCCAGATTGCTCCGAATGTTTGCCGGAGTTGTTTTCTGAAAACAGGCTTGTATATGATGTATATTGTAGAATATTCGGAGCAATTGAAAACCTGGACGCATTCAGGATCATGGACATAATTGGTATAAAGAAAAAAGATCAGTTATATTCTTTGGATTTGATTCAATCGGCCAAAGGTGAGGTAATGCGACATAAGCAGCTTAAAAAAGGTAAAAAATGAAGCTTGGTGGAATATATCTTAGCATATCAGCTAAAACAGCTCAATATAAGCGGGATTTAGCCAGTGCAAAAACTATGACTGAAAAAGCTGCTGTCCATATGGATAACACGATAAGTAAAATATCGTTTGCAAAAGTCGGTATAGCTGCTACTGCTTTTACTGCTGGTATGGCTGCCATGACATTAAAAGTAGTTTCCCTTGGCCGTCAATTTGAATCAACCATGAAAACTGTCCAGGCTTGGTCTGGTGCTACTGGTGATAGCCTGCAAAGATTAAATGATATAGCCCGTGAAATGGGGGCTACAACAGAACATACAGCCACGCAGGCCGCTGGAGCATTAAAGTTCTTGGCGGCTGCTGGTTTTGATGCAGAAAAAAGTATATCCGCATTGCCTGGAACTCTCAACCTTGCTACCGCTGGACAAGTAGCTCTTGCAGAAGCTACAGATATTACCACAGATGTCTTGACAGCTTTTGGATTAAATGTTGAAGAATTAAGCAGGGTCAATGATGCCTTCATAACCACATCATCAAGCAGTAATACAAATGTTTTAATGTTGGGGCAATCCATGAAAATGGTTGCTCCAACAGCCAATCTTTTTGGTTTGTCCGTTGAGCAGACCGCAGCATTTTTAGGTACGCTTGCAAACGCTGGCGTAAAGGCTGAAATGGCCGGATCTGGTTTAAACATGGTTCTTTTGAAATCCCAAAAAGCTGCAAAAAAATTAGGCATGGAGCTTGATTCTTCCCTTATTGATGTTTTGAAACGCATGAAAGAAGAGCAATGGGATGCAGTCCAAGTAGGGGAAGCATTCGGGGCAAGACAAGTTAAAACTGCTGGTATTTTGATGGAAAATATAGACACATACGAAAAATTAAACGAAAAAATAATTGAGAACACAGGGTCAACGGAAAAGCTTGCCGAAATAATAAGAGATGGTCTTGATAATGATATCAAGATTTTAAATTCAACGATTCAAGGGGAGATGTTAAGGACGTTCGATAAATATAACGATTATATGCGTGACATTGTTCAAAAGACTACTGAATGGATCAAAGAGAACCCAATAGTGATAAACCAGTTTGCATCTATGACAAAAGGATTGGCTTCAATGGCAATTGAAATGGCTAAAATTATTAATTATTTGCCAAAGATTTTAAATGCTTTCACAATCCCGTCTGAAGCGTCCATATTGGATAAACAAATAGCAGATCTTGAAAGTAGAATTGAAAGTACAATCGAGATGTACAATAAAGAAGCCAAGACAAAAGAAGATATTCATCAAGAATCTATTGATAGAATGAAAAAGCGTGAAGAAGAGTACATGGAGGAATTGGAACTCAAGCGCAGGATTTTTGCAAAGACTCCTTTTGTAAATCCAAATGTTATGACACAAGCTGAAAAATTCAATAAAACAATATCAGAATTATCAAGCGAGTTGACAAAACTTAAAGCACAAAGGGAATTGATAACTGCTGATTTTTGGGATTTTGGAGGAGTGGGAAGTACAGGAAATGTAAAAAAAGTAAATGACGATTTAAAAGATACAAAAAAAATATTGACCGAAATCGAGCAAGAGCTTTTGTATTCTAAAATTGATAAGGATTTTATCGAGTGGTTCGGAGATCCAGAAGACGAACTAAAAGCTCTCCAGAAAGCCAATCAAGAAAAATATGCCCTCACAATTGCAGCAGCGAATGAAGTCAATGACGATTCATGGATGCTTGAAAAAGATCATCAAGCCAAAATAAAACAATTGTTTGAAGATGCAGTCACAGAAAAAACAAAGCTTGAATACGAAGCAGAACAAAAAGCAATTGAAAAAAGATTAAAATTACAAGAACAATACCTCGAAGATGCCAAAGACGCCTATGACGATTTTTCAGACACAATTCAAGACAATACAGCAGACATCATAAAAGATTGGGACAATGCCTGGGAAACCATGTCAGACATTGTAACAGATACTGTCGCAGAAATGGCAGCGGAATTGCTTGCTCAGAATTTTATTATTCCCATTGCTTTGGAAGTTGGATCTTCCATGGGGCTTTCCTGGAATGGCACTTCCTATGCTGATATGGCCACCAGCGCAGGGAGTTCCCTGTTCGGTGATTCTTCCTCCGGTTTCAGTTTTGATTCCCTGAGTAATTTTTTTTTCGGATCAAGTGCTAATTCTGGGTTGTCTGCCACAAGTGTTGCTGGTGGTGCGCCAGCAGGTTTTACCGGCGTAGCTACCGGGGAGGCTTTTGCAGGAAGCGCCGCAATTGAAGGTATAAATTGGGCAAGTGTCGGGTCTTCTTTGGCGCTTGCGGGAATTGGGATTGCCGCTTCATTAATTGTTGGCGAGGTTTTAAGCAGCTGGGGAGTACGTACACCCAGATTTGGCTTCACGGGATCGTCAAAAGAAGAGTGGGAACATGGTGCTGCTACGAATAGAGATGAAATAGATTATATAGAAGCTATCCCCGGATATGAAAAAATTCAGAGTCAACTGCATGATTATAGTGTTTATGCAGAATTTTTTGACGATGATGGTGTTATTCAAGAGACTTTGCTTGATTATTTCGACACAATTTTCACAAGCATTGACGAAGTGACTCAATCCAGTATTAATGATGTTTTAACGGATTATCAATACCTTGGTGTTCAGGCATGGACCAGTGAGGACATGGATTTTGAAACAGCATTTACCAATCTTTCTGGAGATGTTTTTTCCGAGCTGCTTGGCGGTATGCTGCTGGCAGTTTTGCCGGATGAGGGGGAAATTGAAAAAACAATAAGCACAATGGTGGGAAGCCAGCTTGTGACAAATCCTATTTTTGCATCTATTACCCCTACCACAGGCCGGGATTGGGAAAACCAACAGACAGAGGTTTTAGATCCCGGATATAGTCGAAGTCTAGAAACAGATCCCGGATATGTAAGCTATTTAGAGCCGATATATGAAGATATCACCCACCAGGTTTCTGCCTGGGCTGACACGTTCAATGAAACCTTTTTTGATGCCCTGATTCAGGAAGAAGGAAATGAGTGGGATGCGTTTGTAAGATTTGCCAGTGTTGTCCAGGATTCAGGTTCGTTTATGGATGATTTTACCAGGCAGATTGAAGAATTCGGAGAAACTTCAGTCGATGCCTTTTTAAACCTTGAAACCATTGTAGGCATCTTTGCGGTCATTGATGAGGGTATGGAGTCAATCACCAGTACAGGGGCAGCCGAAGCAATAGCCGATTTGGTTGACGAGTGGGCAGAATTAATGGAAGTCCTTGACGATGCTCATGCTACTGTTACGGACCTAACAGAAGCAGAATACAGCAGGAACGTGGCAATCGGAGTACAGCTTACCGGGTTGACAGCTTCCTCCCTTGCTGATGTGATTGCCAGCGGCGGGGATCTGACAGAAACCGTTGCGGCAACCGTAGCTACCACCATGAGTGCAAGCCTGGCCGAAACAATCACAGAGCAATTTATTTTGCCGATCAATGAGGCGATAGGACAGGCTTATTTGGATACTGATGGGGATCTTGATTCTGTGCTGTCTGTTCTTGAGGGCATTGATTTTTCAGAGGCACAAACCGAAATTGACGCCTTTCAGGATGCAATCAATGAGGCCTTTGGAATCGTTGAAGATACCACAGAAGAGATTGAAGACCTTACGTCAGAGATCGAAAGCTTTAATCAAGCCCTGGACGATATAATAGCTCAAAACACCCTATCAGACTATGAATATAGCATTTATAGCCTTAATCAGTGGTATGAAGAACAGACAGCGCTTGCCGATGAATTGGGCCAATCTCTTGATGATTTGACGTATGCTTATGACTTGCAACTTGAAGCAATACAGAAAGCAAACATTGAGGCAGCCAGAAGTGATTATATAGATGCACTATCAAGGGAAATAGCACTCCTTGAAGATGAATATAAAATCCTTGAAGACAATCTACTTGATGCAAAAACTGCATATCTCAATGCTCTTGGCGATGAAATAGACATTCAAGAAGATATTGCATACGCCGCCGATAACGCTGCCTATGCCCTTGAAAACGTGGTTGAATCACTTGAGAGTGCAATGGCTATCACGATGGCTGAAAGCCTGTTAAGTCCTGCCGATGCCCTACAATTTGCCGGGAATCAATATCAAACAGCTTTAGCAGGCGCATTAGGTGGGGATATAACATCCCTTGAAAATCTGCCGGGCATGGCCAGTGATTATCTTGCGGCTGCTCAGTCCGCAATGACAGACAGGATGGGATACCAGGCCCTTGCAACCCTTATATATACCCAACTTGGCGATGCTCAATTAGTCGCAGAAGATCAACTTTCCGAACAAGAACAATTAATAAAGGCGGCTGAGGAGCAGGTCGATATTTTAAATGATCAGGTTGATGCCGTGAATGGTATCGAAGAATCAATTTTGACCCTGATCGAGCTCGAAGACGCATACAATCAAGCCACAATTGATTTTGAAACATCTGGGCTCGAATTACA